TCGTACAATTTTTAGTATCAAATTTTGCCGCTTCCGACAACCCACAAAATCTATGGATTGGAGAAATTATCAATTCTGGCGAAAGGACTTACGCCGACTGGACAAGGAGAAAACAGAGTTTGACTTACTTGTTCAAAGAACAAAGCAACGAATTACTCTTGAACAACGAATTAGAGAATCTGTTCGATTGTTCGAAAGGACACCCAATCCTATTAAAAAAGTATCTTGGTGGAGACGTAAGTCTTGAGACTTTCGTAATCTATGATAAGATATTCTCGTTTAGGAAAAAGTTTGATAAGAAACTGCTGGACCCTGTGTGGGAAACCGTCAGTTTGAAAATTCAAAAATATAACCCCTTCCTAAATATTGATGTATTCAAGTTTAAAAAGATTTTAAGGGAAATTGTAAATGAGTGATTTTTTCAAATCTGAAATCATTCAGGAAGAACTGAATGAAATTAATCGTCTTCAAGAAAAAATTTATGGAAGTCTCCTGGCTTTCAGTGCAATGTCCCGTGACGAAAAACTTGAGCAAATTGAAACCCTCACGACCTTGCTAGAAAAGCAAAGAGTGATGTATACTAGGTTATCCCTTTCAGACGATCCACAAGCGATCGAGATGAAAGAGAATCTCCGCAAATCAGTTTCCATGATGGGTTTCC